GGAACACTAAACTCAACAATTAGTATTTCTGATACAGAATTGACTCTTTCTGATGGATTTGGATTTCCAGAAGAGAATGGAGTTATTCTAATTGATGATGAAGTCGTTCTTTATCAGACAAGAGAGGGTAATGTCCTTTATGGGTTGCAGAGAGGTGCGAGTGGGACATCAGTCCTGCCGACTCTAAGATCTAAGGGAACTTATCTCATTACAACTGCAAGTTCTCACGTTGTGGGTTCTCAAGTAACAAACCTTTCGGTTCTGTTCTTGGTTTCGATGTTAGAAACCATTCACGAGTCTTACACTCCAAGAATTGATTCAGATAGAGTTTTTGAATCGATTGATCGTTCTGTTCTTCTCCAGAACGTTAGAGACTTCTTTGCTTCCAAGGGTTCTAAACTTGGAATCAGGGCATTCTTCAAAATGATGTTTGGTGACAGGGATGTAGAGGTTACTTATCCTGGTGATAAGATGATCAAACCCTCTGTTTCCAATTGGGTTGAAACTCCTCTTCTTAGGACTGAACCATTCCCTGAGATTCTTTCTGACCCCTCAAAAGTTTATACAACTCCTGATAAACTGATTGGTTCTGAAATCTTTATGAAGTCGTATAACGATGATAAGGTTTATGGAAGAACTGTTTGTGATTATGTTTCGTCTTATCCCTATGAGAATGTTATTCAATATGAACTTTATCTGAATAAAGACAGGTTGTCTGGTTATTTTCCAATCAACCCAACAACAACGCTCACAAGAGAGTTGAGGACTACTGGCGACAATAACGACCTGATAGATACCTTTACTATTACAGTTGAGAGTACTGTTGGGTTCCCTGAGTCTGGTGTTCTGTTTATTGATAATGAAGGAATTTATTATTCCAGTAAGACACTCAATCAGTTCCTCAATTGTACTCGTGGTTATGTGAGTGTTGAAACTGCGCACGATAAGGGTTCTGATGTCTATGGTCCTTATTATATTCAAGGAGACATCAATATTGATGGTGAAGATAGAACAAGTTATTCTTGGCCACTAAGTTTAGTTTCTAGGGTTAAAATCACAGATAGTGGTTCTCTTCATTATGTAAATGGAAATGTTTATATCAATGGTCCTGGTAAGGATGATCCGAGTGAAGAAATTCTGAGTTCTTTGTTGGAGAACAGTGGTGACTCACTGATGACTCAAACTAACTCAATGCCAAATATGGCAGACAACACCAACTACACTTATGGAATTGGTGGTGTTGCTTTCAATGAAGAATATGTGTTTGTTGAATCCAGTAACTTCCCCTCTTATACTATCGGTGCTTTCAGTAGTGATGATAGTGTTGGACCCGAGATGGCAGGTGTAAATGACATTCATCTAATTCCTAGAAGAAATAAGATTTCCGATAATCCAGATCTGATTGAAAAGGGAACAGGCAAGATTGGTGTTGCTGTTGATGGTGTTCCATTTTACAGTAATGAGGCACCTGGAAGATTGGTAAGTGGTTCAATTACAAAGATTTCAGTTACTAACGGAGGAGGCAATTATGTCAATCCCACTGTTGTAGTTGAACCAGGAAATGTAACTGCGAATGCATCGGTTGTTGCAGGAGTGATTGAATCAATTGAGGTTGTTGTAAATGATAACTTTGTTGAACAACCCACTGTAAGAATTTCCAGTGGTGAGGGATTGAATACAAGTCTCACCTTTGACAACTATGGGCGACTTACTGGTGTTGTCAAACTCAGTGGTGGGCAATACTTCAATGATATTCCTTCATTGACATTGGTTGATGGTTCAGGTAGAGGTAAGGGTTCCTTAATTACTTGTACAGTTGCTTCTGGTGCAATTCAAACAATCACAATCCTCTCAACTGGTATTGATTATAACCCATCAACAACAACTCTTCAGGTGGTCCCTGTTGGTTCTGGTGCAACTGCAACGGCAGATGTTCAGGGTTATACTTATGACAGAAAGGGACAGATTGATAATAATGCCAATTGGACGTTAGACAAAGGATATGGTTTCCTTTATGAAGATGATAAAGGAATAAGAAGTCGTTTTGGATACATTGGAATCCCAATACAACTCCTACAAGATTTTGGTGATGACGGCACTAAGCACTCTCCTTTGATTGGATGGGCATATGATGGAAACCCAATCTATGGACCTTATGCTTATGCAAATAGAGTTGATGATAGTGAGGGAATTGATAAACAATTCACTGCTTATGTTCTTCAAGATGATAGGAGCACTGTCATTCCACACGGAAGCACAGAGGTCGCCACGCTCCCCCCAAGCACAACGTTATACCCTATGGGTACGTTTGTGGAGGATTACAAGTTTGACCCAGTTGCAGCGGCGATTAGGGGTGGAAGAATCAAGGCAGAAGACGAGAAACTACTTCAGACTGAACTAGATGAATACATCAACTATCAGACGTTCATTCCTGGTGTTCTGAGTGGTGAGAATGGAAAGATTTGTAACACCCCTGAGTTCCCTGTTGAACTTTATCCAGATGGTGTTTTCTGTTATTTCGTCTCCTCCTTTGGTGATGAGATGCAGTTTCCTTATATTATTGGAAGCAATTTCTATAATCGTCCAGTTTCACAAAACTTGATCATTCACAATCATCACGAAGGTGATAATCCTAACAATAAAGATTCTGATTTAGATCTCACTTCAACAGAGATTGGAGAAACCTATGACACAACTCTGGTAGAGTTTGACTATAATAACATCTTTAGACTTAGAAACAATCTTCTCACAGAAACCAAAGATGAACTAAAAATAAACATCAATAAAGTTTCGAGTGGGTCGATTGATGGAATTATTGTGGAGAGTGGATTGCCAAGTCAGTCTGCTGTTGGTGACTCTTTGATGTTTGAAGATTATAACATTGATGGAACAGGTGCATCTGCTAAAGTGTCTTATCTAAAAGGTGAGACTGTTACAGATACTATTGGTTATGATGTTGAGACCAGAGTAATTTCTCACAGACAGAGAATTGTTATTCCTTTGAGTCAAGTCGCAGATTACTCATTTTACCCTACATATTCCACAACAACATTGAATGGAGTTGATGTATTTGTTGATAACTATGACTACTCCACTGGGTTCTTAGATATTGTTTCGATTAGTAAGGAGTTAGTCCAGTTTGGTGACACCATTACTGATCCCAATAATGTTGATTATGTAATTCCCGATTCTCAGGTTGGGTCTAGTTACTCTTTGGATTCTAAGATTGTTGGTGGTGTTTCCACTTTCATCTCTTATTCTCAACCTTCTTCTACTGTTGCTTCTGCTGGTGACCTTTGGTGGTCATCATCTAATGGTAGATTGTATGTTTATTACACAGATGCAGATACCACTCCCGGTTCGTCTAACTGGGTGAGTGCGCAACCAGTAGGTATGAGACCATTTGTTGGTGCCGGTGATATTGGAATTGGTACCACAGCCGCGGCAACTCCTGGGTTTGCCACTCCTCAGTCTGACAACTTTGTAAGTATCTCTACAACTGGTCCAAGTTCCAGAGCGGATGGAACAGGAAACCAACCTGGAGATCTCTGGTGGTCGACTCACACAGGAATGCTTTACATTTGGGCAACTGAGGGTGATCTGGCAACTTCTAATGGTTCAAGCGAACTCTCTGCAACTTGGGTTGCAACAGACCCGACTGCTGTTGTAAATCGTGAAGGTGTGAGCAATTCATATGAATACTCAGCAATCACAACAACCACAACACCTACTTATGAGCAAAGTGTTCAGGTTCTAATTTCTGAATCATCACCAACCACAATGGATAATGGTGGTGCTCTTACTCCTGGTGTTCTTTGGTGGAGTCCACTGAATGGTAAGATGTACATCTACTATACAGATAGTGATTCTACTTCTCAGTGGGTGATTTGTAATCCAAATTCTACTCTTAGTGGTAAGTATGGTCTGAACACCATTCCTGTTGGTGATGGTGGACTAGTTCCTGACTTTATCTCTATCCTTCCAGAGAAAATTGATCAGACAATCTTCTGGTTAGAGGATCTCAAGCATTTTGAGGTGGGTGATTCTATTGAGTTTATCACTGGTGCTCCTGGTGTTTCTGAACTAAAAGAGTTGATGACCATTGATACATTCAATAGTCCTGGATCTATTAGAGTTATCAGAGGTCCGAATCCCATTGAGATTCCACACGGGACTCAGGTTTTGAATAAAACGAGATCTCTTTATTACATCACAACTAGTAATCTTCATAGACTGAGATCTGGGGATGTTATTGACATCGAATCAACTCAGACCGACCTGAATGGAGAGCAAACAGTTGTTGGTGGTGGTTTTATCCAACAGGCAGCAGGAACTGTTACAATTGCTGGTGGTTCTGTTACAGGAGTCACAATCACTGAACCTGGTAGGTTCTATCAGAGTGACTTCTATGTTCAGTTTATTGGTGGTGGTGGAGTTGGTGCTTATGGTATCGCTAGGGTTAGTGATTTGGTTGATGGTGGTGAAATAGGTTCTATTGAAATCATTGAGGGTGGTGTGAACTACACATCTGCTCCAACTATTCTTTGGCCTTATGGAGATACAACTTATCAGTTCTACATCTACACAAAAACAACTTGTGTTCCAGAGAACACCATTACCTATGACACCTCTAGTGAAAATTACATTGGTGAAATTAGTAGAGTTGAGTTACTTTCTGGTGGACTGACTTATTCTGACATTCCGAGAGTTATTGGAACCCAGAAGAAGTTTTCTGATAAGGCGATTGGAATTATTTCTTTGATCGGAACTAAAATTGATTCAGTTTCGGTGTCAAGGAAGGGAAACAGATATACTAATCCAACTGTGATTATTCTAGATGCTGATGGATTAGGAACCGGAGCGACTGCCACCGCAAACCTGGACAGGGGAATGATTGATTCTGTTACAGTTACCAATCAAGGAAGTGGTTATGTTGACCCCAGAATCTTCTTTATTGAAGAAGAAGGAAAGTTTATCTGTACTTCAAATGACATTGGTAAGATTGAGTCTTATGAGGTTATCAACCCTGGAAGAAACATCTCTGCTGATAAGTCACTCAATCCTGAAATCAAACCACAAACAAGATTGATTCTAAAATCAATCACTGGATACACTCAGAATTGGGTTGTTGGTTCAACTGTTTATCAAGGACCTGAGGATTATAAACAGGTTATTGCGACTGTTATCGGTTATGATTCAGTAAAACAAATTTTGACTGTTGAGAAAATCAATGGAAACATTAGACTGAATGAAAACATTTATGGTTCCGGTGGTTCCGGTGCTAAAGTTATTGTAAACGGACAGTCAGATGCTTATGTTAACATCAACTCCGTGTCCACTCCGTCTGGTAAGTTTGTTTCTGACACAACCAAATTGAGTTCTGAGAATGCAGCAATTCAAGATTCCAAGTATTATCAGTGGTTCTCTTATGAGATTAAGTCTCAACTCCAACAAGTTGAGTATGAATCTTTTGTCAAGGAAGTAATCCATCCTGCAGGATTTGAGTTATTCTCTAAGTTGGGAATCTCCGAAGGTATCCAGTCTAACTGTTCAGTTTCGGACATTATTGTCACAACACAGGCTCCGATTCTTATCACCACACAGATTGATTCAATCATAACCACTGAACTTGGTGAACTTATTGCAGGCGAACAAGAAGCGCAATAAATAAAAGAAAACTGGAATTGCAGGATGGCAACGGTTACTACTGACGATATTAGATTACAGAACGCCAGAAACTTGGTTTCTTCTTTATCTGGTTCTTATACCTTTATTGGTAAACCAACGCCGTGGGCATTAGGAAACGATGCCCCACCGGCACCCAAAAATAATATTGAGGAGTTCTATGATACCTGTACAGAGATGATGTCTCTGAAAAAGATTTCCAGTAGTGATGTTTACCATATGATTACTAGAATTCCTTGGACTTCTGGAATCATTTATGATATGTATCGTCACGATTATAGTTCAACAAACACTGCATATTCTGGAACTTCTAATCTTTATAATTCCAACTTCATTGTTATTAACCAAAACAATGATGTTTATGTGTGTCTCTTCAATGCAAGCAATCAACAGTCTACAGTTGAACCCCAGAACACTGGAGATAATGCATTCTACACCTCTGATGGATATCAGTGGTTGAAACTTTATTCTCTCACACAAAACCAATCATCAGATTATGTAACCAGTAATTTGATGCCAGTGGTTAACAATGAAGTCGTTACCACAACCTCAGGGGCAATCAATACAGTTGTGATTAACTCTGTTGGTTTATCTTACACAACCTCACCTGCAGGTGTTATTAATCAGATTCCTTATTATTTCTGTAACATTACTGGTGATGGAAGAGGAGCAGTGGCGAGAGTTACTGTAACTAATGGTTCCATTTCTGAAGTTGTTGTTGTAAGAAGTGGGAGTGGATATAGTTATGGAACTTTGGAGTTTGAAGCAAATAAAGTTTATGAGAATCTTGCGGATTTGGATAATGCAACTAATGGACTAAACCCACTGGGTGATGGTACATTTACTTCCACTGTTATTATCAGTCCACCATCAGGGTGGGGTACTGATTTGATTAGAGAAACTGGAGCAACCAGAGTTGGTGTGTTTACCACTCTCAATTATAATCAATCAGATTTTACTTCTGATGTAAGTTTTAGGCAAGTTGGAATTCTTGGTAATGTTGCATCGTCCCCTTCTGGTTCTGATACACTTTCTGCTTATTATTCAATTAAAGTAACAATTCTCAGTGGAACAACTTTTACAGTTGGTGAGAAAATTAATCAAACAGTAACTGTGGTTCAGGATGGTGTTGATGTTAGTAAGGTGGCAAACGGAACAATTGTTGGTTGGGACCCCACCAATGGAA